GGTAATTCGAACCGCCTTCACGGACTGTTTCGGGTGGTCCCTAAGGGGGTTGTATGGTGGGTGTAGTCGACCTCTCCAGGGGCATGACCCAGGCGGACTTCGGTGCCCTGGTGGGCGTGTCCCAGCAGGCCGTGTCGGAGTTCATCAAGGCTGCTGCCCTTGGCCCCGGAGTCTCGGCGCACGACATGCTGATCGCCTACTGCGAACGGCTGCGAGAGCAGGCGGCTGGGCGGCTGGGTGACGGGGAGGGCGGTCTCGACCTGGTGCAGGAGCGCGCGGCCCTGGCGCGCAGCCAGCGCATCGCCCAGGACCTGAAGAATGTGGTGGCGGCCGGCGAGTACGCGCCCATTGGCCTTCTGGCGGATGTGCTGTCTGGTGCTGCTGCTGGTCTGGTGGCGCGGCTCGACCAGCTGGAAGCCTTGCTTGCGAAGGCCGTCCCCGATCTGCCGGACGAGGCGCGCCTGGTGATCCTGCAGGTGATTGCCGCAGCCCGCAACGACTGGATCAAGTCCACTGCGCGCCTGGTTGATCGGCAGATTGAGCAGCTGGCCGCGCAGCAGCGCGACGACGTCGACCCCGACACGGAGGTCGACGGATGAGCGCCGTCCTGCCTCTGCCATTCAGCGGCCAGTCGCTGCTGGCCGCGGCCTTGGGCCGCACGTTCACTGCCGTTGCGGCCGCGGTGCGCCTGGGCCTCGACAGCTTGCGCGCCGAGCCGCCGGTGCCGTTGAGCGAGTGGGCAGCGGCCAACTTCAAGATGACGGGCGAGAGCTCGCACCAGAAGGGGGGCTGGGACGCCTGGTTCTTCCAGGTCGGGATCATGGACTTCATGTCCGATGACCGCATCGAAGAGCTGGCCGTGATGAAGTCCAAGCGGGTCGGTTACACGAAGATCATCACCGCCTTCATCGCCTACAACATCGCCCACCGGCGGCGCAACCAGGCACTGTGGCAGCCGACAGACGACGACCGCGACAGCTACGTGAAGAGCGAGATCGAGCCGGTGCTCGATGCCATCGAAGCGGTGGTGAAGGCGCGCAAGCGGGGGAAGGGAGCAGAGGACACGATCAAGCTCAAACAGTTCCGCGACAGCGTGGTTCACCTGCTGGGCGGCAAGGCAAAGCGGGCTTACCGCCGCATCACGGTGGCCGTGGCCATCCTCGACGAGTGGTCGGCCTTCGACTGGCTGATTGAGAAGTCGGGCGACCCCGGCGGCTTGGCCAAGGGCCGGCTGGAAGGTGCGCCATACCCGAAGTTCGTGGGCGGCTCCACGCCAGGAACGAAGGGCATGTGCCACGTGGAGCGCGCCATCGGTGAGGCGGACGGCCTGGTGCGCTTCCACATCGACTGCCCGCACTGCGGCGCCGAGCATCCGCTCATGTGGGGCGGCAAGGACAAGGCCTACGGCTTCAAGTGGGAGCGCGGCCAGCCGGAAACGGTGCGCCACGTCTGCCCGCACTGCCACGGGGAGATGCTCCAGGCCGACTACCTGCCGGGTGGCCAGCCGTTGCAGGGTACGTGGGTGTGTGAGCGTACCGGCAAGCGCTATGGGCCCGACCGGGTGTGGCGCGACAACAAGGGCATGCCCACCCGGCCGCCGCGCACGCTGGGTGTTCAGGTGTGGGCCGCCTACAGCCCGCAGCGTTCCTGGGTCAGCATCGTCGACGAGTTCGAGAAGGCGACCGCGGCTTCTGAGAGGGGCGACCTGGGACCGCTCCAGTTGTTTGTGAACGAGACGCTGGGCGAGACGTGGGAGATGGCCGGAGACCGCAGCGATGAGAATGCGCTGCAGAAGAGGGCGGAGTCCTACCCGCTGCGTACTGTGCCAAAGGGTGGGCTTGTGCTCACCTGCGGCATTGACGTGCAGCGTGACCGGTGGGAGTTGGCTGTGTACGCCTGGGCGCGCGGGCTGGAGTCGTGGGTGGTGGATGTCGCTGTCATCGAAGGCAACCCCTCGTCTGAATCCGACTGGGAGCCCGTCACCGCATACCTCCAGCGTCGGTACCGGCAGGAATGGCACGGGGGGTCGCTCGGGCTGAGCGCCATCTCCATCGACTCGAGCGACCAGACCCAGGCGGTCTACAACTGGGTGCGCAAGACGGCCCCGTTGCTGCCCAAGCTGCGCGCCGTGAAGGGGCGCGGCGAAGAGAACATCCCGATCCTTGGCCCGAGCAGCTCGCAGGAAGTCAAGTGGAACGGCAAACGCTGGCCCAATGGCGTGAAGCTGTGGAACGTGGGCGTCGACACGGCCAAAGACCTGCTGCTCGGGCAGCTCTCCATTGAGAAGCCAGGCCCGGGCTACATCCACTTCAGCGACGAGCTGCCCACAGAGTTCTACCTGCAGCTCACGGCGGAGCAGCGTGTGCTGGCCAAGGTGAACGGGCGCGATGCCTACCGCTGGGTCAAGCGTCGGCCGCGTAACGAGCAGCTGGACATCCGCAACTACGCACTGCACGCGGCGTACGGGCTGGGCCTGCACAACTACACCGACCGGCGCTGGGCTGATCTTGAGGCGGCGGTGGAGCCGGCGCGCGATCTATTCACCCAGCCGGAGCCGACAGCGGCAGCGCAGCCGCCGAAGCCGAAGACCGAATCGCTGCATCGGCCGACGCCAGACAAGGTGCCCGCCATCGAGCCAGCGATGCCACGACCCGCGCCCCAGAAGAATCAATTTGGACGGAACTGGTAGCCATGGGAAACACCACGCCCACCCCCAAGCTCGATGCCATGGTCCAGGCCGAACCTGATCTGGTCGACCGGATCTTCGAATACCTGCTGCGTGAGTTTCCACAGATCACTGGCCTGAAGGCGGAAGGCATCCGCCAGGCCGTGCGTGACGAATACCGCGGCGAAAAGGTGTGGGTGGCCAAGCGCCCGCCATCGGAGCGCCAGCGACAGGCGCAGCAGGTACTGGCGCTGTTCAATGGCCGGAATGCGACCGAGGTGGCCCGGCAGCTGCACATCGGCCGGGCCACCGTGTACAGGATCCTCAAGCAGTCGGGCTATCAAAGCAGTCTCAGTTTTTCTGTGAATGAGACGCCCGGCGCGGTAGGGTCGGCCACCAACCCGCCGACGCAAGGGAAATAGTTCATGTCCGCCTACACCGAAGCCGACCTCACCGCCATCCGAGCGGCCATTGCCAGCGGAGAGCTGGTCATCGTCAAGGATGGCCGGCGTGTCGAATACCGCTCCATGAATGAGCTGCTGGAGGCCGAGCGGCGTATCAGCGCCGACCTGGCGGCCACGGCCAGCGGGTCGCGTGGCGGCCCGCGCCGCTTCACCTTCACGACGCTGCGGGGGTTCTGACATGGCCGACCGCATCAACGTCGCTCCCACCTTCCTGGACCGCGCCATTGGCTGGCTGGACCCGGACCGGGGCCTGCGCCGCGCCCGATCGCGCGCGCTGCTGGCACGAGCCTACGAAGGCGCCAGCGCAATGGACGGCTGGCGACCCAAGCGGGCGGGCGCCAGCGCGAACACCGACCACGCGGCTGACGCGCGTTCGCTGCGCATCCGGTCGCGCTCGCTCGAGCAGAACGTCCCCTACATCGCCCGCGGTTTTGCGGCCCACACCGCCAACATCATCGGGACCGGCATCATGCCGCGCTGGACGGGGCCCGAGGCCGATACCTTCAACAGCCTGTGGTCGGAGCACGCCCAGTTCGCCGATGCCGACGGACGTCTTGACGTCTACGGAATCATGGCGCTGGCCTACCACACGTCCCAGCGCGATGGCGAAGTGCTGGTGCGTCTGCGGTCGCGCCGTGTCGAAGACGGCTTCCCCATTCCACTGCAGTACCAGGTGCTGGAAATCGACTGGCTCGACGATTCGCGCCTGGGGCGAGTCGATGGGTATGACGTCGTCAATGGCATCGCCTACGATGCGCTGGGCCGAGTGATGGGCTACTACCTGTTCGACCAGCACCCCGGCGAACTGATCAGCATGAAGGGGCGGCGCAGCACCAGTTCCTTCGTTCCGGCGGATCGCATCATTCACTACTTCAACCCGTCGCGGCCTGGGCAGGGCAGGGGGTTCCCGCGCCTGGCCCCATCCATTGCCAAGACGCGGGACCTCGCGCTGTACGAAGACGCCGAGCTTCACCGCAAGAACCTGGAGACGCGCCTGAGTGTCATTGCCAGCGGGGACGTCGAAGGCCTGGGTGACAGCAGTACGGTGCAGAACCCGACGGACCCCAAGGACATGGGGGCGCTGCCATCCGGGCAGATGATCCAGGCGCCGGCTGGCTCCAACATCACGGTGGTGGAGCCGAAGGCTGCGCCCGGCTATGTCGAATACGTCAAGATGAACCTGCACCTCATCGTGGCGGGTGCCGGTTGGACCTATGAAATGTGCACGGGCGATGTGCGCGAAACCAACTTCAGCAGCGCCCGTATCCGGCTGCTTGACTACCGCCGTGAGGCTGAGCATGAGCAGTGGCTCCATGTCATCCCTGGCCTGATTGCGCCAATGGTGCGCGCGGCGGCCGACGCTTGCGCGCTGGCCAACAAGGTCAGGCGCGCGAGCTACCAGGTGGAGTACGCCACGCCCAAGTGGGACTACGTCAACCCCAAGGATGACGTGCAGGCGGACCGCGAAGAGATCGAAGGCGGGCTGTCCAGCATCAGCGAGAAGTTGCGGCGCCGCGGCTACAAGCCAGACGACGTCTTCAAGGAGATGGACGACGACTTCAAGAAGCTGAAGGCGTCCGGCGTGTTGGACATCCTCATGATGTTCAAGAAGGGTAGGGCCCTGGCTGGCGACGGCGCCGCTGGCGCGGGCGCATAAATCGTCTCAGTTTGTCTGTATTTGAGACAGCAAGCCGCGCAAAGTCGCGGCCATGCCGCAAGCCAAACAGCCCGACCAGGCCCGCCGCGATCTCCCGCTCCAGCAGCGTGAAGCGCAGATCGTCCCGGGCACCTTCAATGAAGCCGACAACACCGTCGACGTAGTCTGGACGGCGGGCGCCCGTGTCCGCCGCTATGACTGGTGGGCTGAACGACCCTACGAAGAAGAGCTGGTGGTCAGCGAAGAAGCGGTCGACATGAGCCGCTTCGAGGCCGGCGCCGTGCAGGTGCTGGACAACCACCGCAGCTACGGCGGTGTGGAAGCCATTCTCGGCATTGCCACGCGCGGCTGGCTCGATGGTGCCGAGGGCCGTGCCACCTTGCGCCTGAGCACGCGGCCCGAGCTCGCGGGGATCGTGGCCGACATCCGCGGCGGAATCATTCGCACCATTTCCGTCGGCTACAACGTCGCGCGCTACGAGATCGTGCGCGCAGCCGACCGCACCGACGGCATCAACGTGGACCTCTACCGGGCCGCGCGCTGGACGCCGATGGAGCTCTCCTTCGTCACCGTGCCGGCCGATCCTGCTGCGGGCACTCGCCAGGCCACCGAACTGCAGCGCGCCGCCGGCCGCACCTTCGCGTGCGAGTTCATCGAAGCGCGCGCGGCCGCTGCCTCCCAGTCTTCGCCCACGGTGGGCGCCACCGCCGACCCCCTCAACTCTGGAGAAAGATCCATGACCCCTGAAGAACTCGCAGCGGCGGAAGCCCAGCGCACCGCCGAAGCCACCCGCGCTGCCCAGCAGGCTGCGCAAACTGCCGAGCGCGAGCGTTCGGGCGCCATCACCGAAGTCTGCACCCGCCACGGCGTCGCGCAGCTGGCCTCGGGCCTCATCGCCTCGGGCGCCACCGTGGATGCCGCCCGCGCCGCCGTGCTCGAGGAACTGGCTCGCCGCGATGCCGCGGCCGGCGGTCACCGCAACGTGCGCATCGAAACCGTGGGCGACGAGACGCAGACCCGCCTGGCCGGGATCGAAGAGGCCATCGCGCACCGTCTCGACACGCGCGCCACCCTCACCGACAACGGCCGCCAGTACCGTGGCATGAGCCTGCTGGAAATCGGGCGCGAGCACCTGGAGCGCTCGGGCGTCTCCACTCGCGGCCTGGACCGCATGACCCTGGCCACGCGGCTGATGCAATTCCGCTCCGGCGGGGCAGGCATGCAGACCGTGAGCGACTTCGCGTCGCTGCTGGCCAACGTGGCCAACAAGCGCCTGCGCGGCGCCTACACCGAAAACCCGGGCACCTACCGCGTGTGGGCCCGCAAGGCGCCCAATGCGCCTGACTTCAAGAGCATGACGGTGGTGCAGATCTCCGGCGCGCCCGACCTGCTGCAGGTCAACGAGCACGGCGAGTTCACCTACGGCGTGATGCAGGACGGCAAGGAAACCTACGGTCTCCTGACCTACGGCCGCATCGTCTCGCTGAGCCGGCAAGCCATCGTCAATGACGATCTGCGCGGCTTCGACCGCATGGTCACCGCGTTCGGCTTCTCGGCGGCCCGCCTGGAAAACCGCACCGTGTACAGCCAGCTCACCGCGAACGCCGCCATGGGCGACGGCACCGCGCTCTTCCACGCCGACCACGCCAACCTGGGTACCGGCTCGGCCCTGGCCATCGGCACCCTGGGCGCCATGCGGACGGCCATGCGCAAGCAGAAGGGCCTGCAGCAGGAAGAGCTGAACATCACGCCGTCGTTCCTCATCGTGCCGGCGGCGCTGGAGCAAACGGCCTACCAGCTCACCAGCTCCAACTACGTGCCGGCCACCAAGGCGGAAGTCAACGAGTTCCGCACGGGCGGCCGCACGGCCCTGGAGCCGGTGATCGAGCCCATCCTCGACGCCAACAGCGCCACCACCTGGTACGCCGCCGCCAGCTCCACGCAGGTGGACACGGTCGAGTACTGCTACCTCGACGGCAATGAAGGACCGGTCATTGAGTCCGAGATGGGCTTCGAAGTCGATGGCATGTCCATGAAGTGCCGGCACGACTTCGCCGCCAAGCCCATCGACTACCGCGGCCTCTACAAGGCCACCGCGTAAGCGGCCGCCGCCAGGCGCCTGCCGGCGCCTGGCCCCATCGAAAAGTCAACCAATCGGAGCAACCCTCATGGAAAACTATGTTCAGAACGGCGAGGTGATCCCGTTCACGGCGGGCGCGACCATCACCTCCGGCCAGGTGGTGGCCATCGGCAACATCCTCGGCGTGGCCTGCAGTGACGTGGCCAACGGTGCCGCGGGCCTGGCCCGCATTCGCGGTGTGTTCACCGTCCCCAAGGTGTCGGGAGCCGTCATTGCCAACGGTGAATCCCTGACCTGGGACGTGTCCGCCGCCGCGTTCGACGACAACGCCGCCACCCCCGCCACGGGCGACATCACCGGCGCGCCGGCGGTTGCCTTCGAAGCGGCGGGCAACGGCGTCACGTCCTTCAAGGTGCTGTTCACCGGCGTGCCCGGCACCAAGACCTAAGCCAGCTGAGCTGCACCAGGCGCCGCCATGCCCACGCCCTTCGCCGCCCGAGAAAGCCGCCTGAACGCGGCTGTCTTCAAGCACCTGGCCAATGCGGCCGGCGTGCTGGATGGCGAGTCGGTGGACGGGATCTTCGACGACGAGTACGTCACCGCCAACGTGGGCGTGATCGGCATGGCCAGCAGTGGCCCTGCCTTCACCCTGCCCACTGCCCTGGTGCCGTCGGGCGTGGAAGGTGTCGAGCTCGTGGTGCGCGGCAACAGCTACACCGTGCAGGAGCACCGGCCCGATGGGGCGGGCAGCAGCGTGCTGCTGCTGAGCGAGGGCGCGCCGGCATGACCACCGTCGTCTCCACCGCCATCGGCCTGGTGCTCGCGGCCCTCAACACGCCCACCCCCGTGTGCAGTGTGGTCGGCCGCACCCGGCTGCGGCCGCTGGACAAGACCACCGAGCAGGCCGTCATCGTGCGCCCCCTGGCTGCGCTGCCCGCCCAAGAGGCCGGCGTGCTGCTGGAGACGTCGCTGCCCGCCATCTGGGAAGTGCGCCTGCTGGTCGAGGTCTACCAGCGCGCCGCGTCCGCTGAATCCGCCGATGCGGCTGTCGACCAGCTGCTGCAGGACGTCTTCACCCGTCTATGCGCCGACACCACGCTGGGTGGCGCCGGCCTGCTGCAGCCCGCCGACGTGCGCTACGAGTACGCCGCCGACGCTGAAAACACCGTGTGCGCCCAGCTCGCGGTGGCCGTGCGCCTGCACTCCAGCACCCCTTCCAACTTCACCACCTGAGGACCCCCACCATGGACTTCTTCTTCCCCGACGGCTCCCGCCTGTACTACAGCAACACCTTCGCCGCCGCGAAGACCATCACGGGCATCAGCAACGCATCGCCCGACGCCCTGGCCACCGCCACCGCGCACGGCTACAGCGACAACGACGAGTTCCTGTACGAAGGCGAGTGGGAAGACGCCGACGGCATGGTCTTCCGCGCCGACCAGCAGAGCACCGACACCTTCAAGATCCTGGGCCTGGACTCCAGCGACACCGACTTCTACCCCGCCGGCGGCGCCGGCACGGCCAAGAAGATCAGCAGCTGGGTGCAGATCCCGCGGCTGAAGAACGACATCACCACCGACGGTGGCGACCCGCGTTTCGTCGAAATCAACCTGCTGGCCCGCCGCAACGGCATCCGCGTGCCCACCGGCTTCAACCCCAGCAACTTCGGCGTCAGCATGTACGACGACCCCAGCAATGCCGTGCAGGCCGCCATGCTGGCCATCAGCCGCAAGCTGTCGCCGGTGGCCTTCAAGATGGTCATCAGCGGCGGCAGCGTGTCCTACGGCTACGGCTACATGGCCGTCAGCGAGATGGCGCGCATGCAGTCCGGTGACGCCAACAGCCGCGCCGTGTCGCTGGCCCTGGTCGGCCGCTGGCAGACCTACACCGCCGCGTAAGCGCGCGGCCCGCCGTTTCGTGCGGCGGCATCCCTGGCGGGCCTTGGCTGGGCCTGCCAGGGGCATGGGTGCACCTCCTGTCACCTGCCGCCGCACATCCCCCACCAGCCAGGAGCAAGCCGCCACCGTCGCCCCGCTGGCGACGCCCGCAACCGCCGTACACAGGAGCAAGCCCGAATGATCCATTTCGAAATCGCCAACAAGGTCACCTTCCCCGTGGAAGGGTCCACCGTCGCCGAAGACGGCAGCATCACCCCGTTCACCTTCAAGCTGGTGGCCCAGCGGCTCAACGCCGACGCGTTGAAGGCCAAGCAAGACACCCAGGGCGACCAGAGCCAGGAAGACTTCCTCGTCGAAGTCTGCGAAGACTGGAAAGACGTGCGCCGCGCCATCCCCGGCGGCGTCGGCACCGAGCCCATGCCCTATGACGGTGACGCCCTGCGCACGCTGCTCAACAGCCGCCCCGGCCTCACCCGCATCGCCTTCCGCTCGTACATGGCGGCCATCTCGGCCAAGGAAAAAAACTAGCGCAGGCCGCGCGTGCCTGGGCCAGACAAGACATCCACCGTGGACAAAGCCAGCAACAGCAGCCCGTACCAGCGCCTGGCCGCCGAGACTTCAACCCGGCAGCCATGGGCCTGCTCTCGGCGCCGCCCGATGCTGGCGAAGACGTCGACACCGGCGCGGTCTACATCTGGCCTGAAAACGTCGCGGCCTGGCAGGCCTTCCAGTCCGTGCAAAGCCAGTGGCGCGTCGGCATGTCTGGCGCCACCGGCCTCGACTACGCCGGCGTGCGCACCTGCCTCGAACTGCTGGGCACCAGCCCGCGCCAGCTGCGCGCCATCTGGCCAGGCCTGCAGGCCTGCGAACAGGCCGTGCTGCGCGTCTGGGGCGAAGAGCGCGAACGCCAGCGCAAGAAAGCCGAAGACGCCCGGCGCGACTGACCGCCACCACTGCAAGGGGACCGCATGATCAGCTCCGCAGGCGGCGCCCGTGCCGGCATCATCTTCGACGCCACCGACAACACCGGGCCGGCCTTCACCAGCCTGCAGGCCCGGCTGGCAGCCGCCAAGACCAAGGTCAACGACCTCGGCAGCACAGCGGCCGCGCTGCCCGCGCGCTTCGGCACCATTGGGGTGGCCCTGGGTGCCGCCTTCGCTGGCGCCAGCCTCAAGGGCGCCATCGACATGGGCGACCAGCTCGATGACCTGAGCGAGAAGACCGGCATCGCCGTCAAGGACCTGAGCGCGCTGCGCTACGCGGGCGAGGTCACCGGCACGCCGCTGGAAGCGCTGGCCACTGGGGTCAAGAAGCTCTCCAACACCATGTACGAAGCCGCGGGTGGCGGCAAAGAGCAGGCCGCCATCTTCAAGGCCCTGGGGATCGAGCTGCGCACCGCCAGCGGCGCCCTGCGCGGCAGCGACGAAGTGCTGGGCGACGTGGCCGACGCCTTCGCGGGCTTCAATGACGGCCCCGAGAAAGCGGCCCTGGCCGTCAAGATCTTCGGCAAGGCCGGCGCCGACATGATCCCGTTGCTCAACCAGGGCAGCGCCGGCATTCGAGACCTGCGGGAAGAGGCGCAGCAGCTAGGCGCCACCATCGGCGAAGACGCTGCCCGCAACTTCGCCACCTTCAACGACAACCTGCGCAAGCTGCAGCTGTACTCCGAAGGCGCCAAGACCACCCTGGCCAGCGAGCTGGTTCCCACCCTCAACACCCTGGCCGAAGCGTTCCTGCAGACGCGCGAGGGCGGCGCCGGCTTCGCGGACTTTCTGGGCGGCACGCTGCGCACCGGCCTGGAGGCGCTGTCCATCGTCGGCGCCAATGTCGCCTTCGTGCTGAAGGGTGTTGGCCGCGAGCTGGCGGCTTGGGCGGCCCAGGCCGTGGCGCTCGCCCGGCTGGACATCAATGGCTTCAACGCCATCAGCGACGCGGTGAAGGAAGATGGCGTGCGGGCCAGGGCCGAGCTGGACGCCCTGGAGCAGCGCATCCTCAACGTGGGCAAGAGCCTGGCCGGCGCGGGGCGCGGCGCCCTGCCGGATCCGCGGGCGCTGGGCCCCGTCGGCACCATCCGCGAGCAGGCGCGCGAGCTGCGCAAGAACGCTCCCATCGTCGAGTCGTCCACGGCTGCGGCCAAGGACACCACCTATGGCCGGTTGAACAAGTCGCTGCAGGAGCGCCTGGCCTTGATGGGGCAGGAAATAGCGGCCGGCCGCGAGCTGAGTGACGTCGAAAAGCTTGAGGCCAAGACCCTGGCCGACCTGGCGCTGGCCAAGGGCAAGGTCACCGACGCTCAACGCGCCACCATCCTGGCCGAGCTCGAGGGCATCAAGGGCATGCAGCTGGCCATGGACATCCAGCGGTCCCAGCTTGCCCAGGCCAAGCAGATCGCCGCCGACCGCCAGAAGCTACGCAACGCCGAAGACGAGAGCGTGGGCGCGTGGCTGCGCGAGCAGAAGGCGCAGGCCGACGCCAGCCTGGCCGCCATCAACGAGCGCGCCAGGGCCATCGAAGACGAGATTCGGGCCGCCGACCTCGCGGCCACCGCCAATGTCAGCCTGGCCGAAGCGGTGGAGCTGGTGGCCATCGCCCGCGCCCGTGAGCGGCAGGAGCGCACCATCGCGGGCAGCCCGGCCTGGGTGGAGATCGAGCGCGAGATCGAAGCGCGCGAACGCCTGCTGCAGACCATGGGCCGGCAGCGCGTCACCCAGGACATGGCGCGAGACTGGGCCAAGCTGGTCGACGACATCTACAGCGGGCTGACGGACAGCCTCTTCCGCGCCTTCGAATCCGGGGGCAAGTTCTTCAGCACCTTCTGGTCGGGCATCAAGAACACCATCAAGACCACCGTGCTGCGCCTGGCCATCCAGGCCGTGGTGGGCACCAAGGACGGCGGGGGCCTGCTCGGCACCCTGCTGCAGGCCGGCAGCAACCCGGCCAACGCGGGCAGCGTGGGTGCGGGCATCGGCAACATCGGCAGCCTGGCCAGCATCGCCAGCGGCATCAGCAGCTTCAGCGGCTACGCGGCCACCGGCTTCATGAACACGGTGGCCGGCGGGGCGGGCCTCATCGGAAACCTTGGCACCGGCATCAGCGCCGCCACCTCGCTCATCAGCGGTGGCAGCGTAGCCAGCGGCCTGGGCATGCTGGCTGGCACGCTGGGCCCCATCATCGCCGTCATCGCTCTGGTGGCCCAGCTGGCCAAGAGCTTCAAGGGGGAAACCAGGTCGGGCGGCCAGTACAACTTCGGCACCCTGGTCAGCGGCCCCAGCGGGGGTGAGATTGGCGGCAGCGGCGTGGCTGCGAAGGCAGCCAAGATCACCGCCGACAGCATCGACGCCATCCTGGCCAAGGTAGGCAGTCAGGCGCGCCTGACCAACTTCTTCAGCGGCCTGGAGACCAGCGATAAGGGCAAGGGCTTCGTGGGCGCCGGCGGCACGCTCACCACCGGCCAGGCCTTCGGGGAAGGCTGGGGTGCCGCCTTCCGGCAGGACCTGTACAACAACCGCCGAGGCAACTTCACCAGCGACGAGGCCTTCGCCGCCTTCCAGGAAGAGCTGATGCAGGCCACCCTGCAGGCGCTGCAGGCTGCCACGGACGTGCCCAAGGCCATCCAGCAGGAGCTGGCCGGCAAAGACTTCAACGGCATGGTCAAGACCGAGCTGGAAGCGCAGCTCGGCGTCATCAACCAGCTGATCGGCGATGTCGACAAGTTCCGCGCCGCGGCGCAGCAGCTGCCCTTCGAACGGCTGGCCGGCCTGTCGTTCGATCTGGCCGCCGCCCTGGGCAAGGCCGCCGGCGGCATGGACAACCTGCTGTCGGGCATGCAGGCCTTCTACAGCGCCGACTACTTCAGCGAGGCAGAGCTGCGCCAGCAGACCGCCCGCAACATCCAGCGCGTGCTGGCCGCGGCCGGCGGCACCTTCAGCGTGGCCGACATCCTGCGCGCGGCCGACCAGGGCGAAACCGGGCGCCAGCTGTGGCGCGCCGTGGTCACCGCCTTCGAAGAGCAGGTGGCCCAGGGGGATGAAGCTGCCGCGCCCCTGCTGGCCGCGCTGTACAGCGTCACCGGCGCCTTCACCAGCATCACGCCCATCATCGAAGAGGTGGCCCAGACGGTGGGTGACAGCCTCGACCAGCTGGCCCAGGAGCAGGCCGACTACAAGCGGAACCTGGCCAGCGCCGGCAGCGGCATTGCCGACCTCATCCGCGACCTGACGGTCAACAAGGCCGGCTTGGCCACCCCGGGCGACCGCCTTAACGCTGCCCGCGCGCAGTACCTGGGGGACCTGGCCGGCGCCCGCGCCGGCAGTGTGGAGGCCAGCCAGCGCGTCAGCGACTCGGCCAAGGCCTACATCGACGCCCAGCTGGCCTACACCGCCAGCGGCCCGGCCAGCAACGCCACCGTGGCCCAGGTGCTGGCCGAGCTGCAGGCGCTGCCCGCCTTCAAGAGCTACGAGCAGCAGTTGCTGGAAGAGGCCCAGCGCCAGGCCACCCTGCTGGAAGGCATCAAGGTCAACACCGCCGCCACCGTGTCGGCCGTCATGTCGGGCTTCACCGGGCTGGCGGGCTACGTGCCCGGCACGGTTGGCACCGGCACGCCGCCCACCGGTGGCGCGGCCTGGGGCGGCTCGCCCACCACCGTGGGCCAGGCCCTGGCCACGCCGCCTGGCATGTCCACCATTGGTGGCGCTTCCTTCGGCGGTACCGCCACCAACACCGTGGCGCCTAGCATCAGCCAGGTGTTGGGCAGCCTGGACTGGGCAGACCCCGCCCTGGCCACCGCCAACTTGGCCCAGGCGATGCGGCAGTTCGACTGGACGGCGGGCGATGTGTCCGGGATCTACACGTGGTTCAGCCCGCAGCAGATCGCCGACCACCTGAAGGCCGCGGGCTTCGCCGATGTGGTGCCGGGCTATGCCGCGGGCGGCCTCCACCCGGGCGGGCTGCGCATCGTCGGTGAGCGCGGCCCCGAGCTGGAAGCCACCGGCCCAGCCATGTACTGGAGTGCGGACCGCACGCGCGACATGGTGGGCGGCGACAACGCCGAGGTGGTGGCAGAGTTGCGCGGCGTGCGCCAGCAGCTGTCTGCGCTGGAGCAGCAGACCGCAGAGCAGGCCGAAGAGCTGCGCATCCTGCGCGCCGTCACCGCCGCCTATGCCCAGCGCGACCTCGCCACGGGCGAAAAGATCGCCGGCAACACCGCCGCCAGCAGCAAGGCCGCCGAACTCGCGGCCGCCAAGCCCACGCCGGCCGCCCGCGGGGGCAAGCCATGACGCTGCGCATCTGGCACGTCAACCTGGTGGGCCGCTCCGCTGGCGGCGTCGACACCATCTTCATGTACGCCACGCGCGGCTACGTGGTGGGCTCGGGCTTCTCCGGTGCATCGGCCGGCACGCCGGTGGAAGCCCGCGTGCTGCAGCCCGGCGTGCTGGCAGAGCACTGCTTCGGCGCGGGCCGCACGCGTGGTGCCATGGACATCGCGACCGGCGTCATCAAGCTGGCCAACTTCGACGGTGCGCTCGACGGTCTGTCCGCCTACAACTTCGACGGGAAGCCCTTCTCCGTCAGCGAAATGACGGAGGCCGGCACCGCCACCGGCCGGGTGCTGCAGGGCGTCATCGAGCAGTGCGTGTTCAGTGAAAACGAGGTCACCTTCCAGGTACGCGACGAGCGGCACCGCTTCGACGTTGACTTGCTCACCGCCACCTATGGCGGCAGCACTGCCACCGGCTACTGGCTGGCCTTGCCTGATGACGTGGTCGGCACGCCGCGGCCCGCACTCTACGGCGTGGCGCGCAACTTCGAGCCGGTGTGTGTGGACCCCGTCAAGTTCATCTACCAGGTGGACGGCCAGCGCGGCTTTCTCACCGGCTGGACGCTCGACGTCTACGACGCGCGCAGCGCCCTCACCCAGGGCGCCGACTATGCAGACCAGGCCGCCATGGAGGCAACGGCGCCGGCGGCCGGGCAGTACCGGGTGTGGCCCGCGGGCGGCGCGTTCCGCCTGGGTGCGCAGCCAACCGGCATCCTCACCTGCGACGGCATGAACCCGCCGGCCGCGGCCCCCAGCAACACACCCACCGTGACTAGCCTGCTGCGGGGGTTGGGCGCTGCCCCTGCTTTGGGCGGCGTGCACCTGAGCGCCAATGCCAATGCCGGCCTCTACGTGCGCGACCAGACCACCGTGCTGGACGTCATCAATCGAATCGCCCAGAGCCTGAACGCCTGGGTGCTGTGGAAGGTGTCCCCCGCCGCGTCGGATGTGTCCCTGTCGGGCATCACGAGCTGGGTCAGCCAGCTCAGCCCGCCGGCCAGCCCGTACTACACCCCAGCCAGCACGGCCCTGGTGCTTGACACCACGGTCATCGTGCCCGGCAGTCTGCAGCAGGTGGTGCCGGCCGAAGAGCAGCGCGGCCTGCCGGTGCGCCGGGTCAATGTGCGCTACCGGCCCAACTACCGCGTCATGTCCGCCACTGACGTGGCCGGCATCGCGCTGGCTGACCTGGTCGAGGTGGCCACCCCCTACCGCGTGGCCACTGCCGACAACAGCGCCGTGCTGCTGCAGTACCAGGACGCGCTGGAACTGACCGTCGACACCCTGCTGGACCTGGAGGCCGATGCCCAGGCCGAAGCCGACCGCCTGGTCACCATCTTCGGCACCCGGCGGCGCATCTTCCGCCTGCAGGTCATGGCGGCGGCGCGCACCGTGTACTACCAGTTGGACCCGGGCCGCCAGGTCACCCTGCAATACCCGCGCTTCGGGCTGGACGCCGGCGTGCCCATGCTGGTGCTGGGCGCCGAAGAAGACATCGACGAGAACACCGTCACCCTCACGGTGTGGGGGTAGGGCGCACACCATGACAGTCATCATCGCCTGGGGCAATCGCATCGACTCCACCGCCACGCTCAGCGGCGGCACGCAGGCCACCAACTTCCCGCGCACCAACCTGGCCGACTATCGCACCTCCAAGGTCTGGCGGTCTGGCAACGCGCTGGCCACCAGCACCTTGTCACGGTTCGCCCTGGCCGCGCCGCAGTACATCGGCCTGGTGGGCCTGATGATCACCAACGCCAGCGTCGACGCCACCTACCGCGTGCGCCTGTTCAGCGACGCCGGCTTCACCACCACGGTGTATGACAGCGGCACGCTGGACCTGTACCCCCTGGGCACCATCCCCTTCGGGCAGATCCCCTGGGGCGCGCCCAACTGGTGGACGGGCCGGCCGCTGGCCGAAGAAATCGCTCGCTTCCAGCGCAACATCTGGCACAAGCTGGGCGTGGCGCAGTACGCGCGGTGGGGCGAGATCCAGGTCACCGACACGGCCAACGCCGCGGGCTACCTGCAGGCCGGCCGCCTCTTCGTGGGCCAGGTCTTCCAGCCGCGCTTCGGCCTGCAGGCCGGCAAGGCCAGCATGCAGCTCACCGCCCGCACCCAGGTGCAGCGCGCGCGCGATGGCACGCCCTACTTCCAGACCGAGCGGCCCGACTTCTCGCTGCCCTTCAGCCTCGACGCGCTGACAGACGACGAAGCCGCCCGCGTGCTCGACCTGCAGGCCACGGTGGACGTGCATGGCGACGTCTTCATGGCCTGGGACGCTCACCGCCGGCCCTACGCCTTCCGCCGCCAGGTCTTCGGGCGGCTCAAGCGCCTGGATCCCATCGAACACCCCTCATTCGCCCTGCGCAGCACGGCATTTCAAGTGGAAGGAACACTCTGATGGCAACCGTTACCGTCCCCGTCGAGCTGGGAGGCTCCGGCACCACCTACCGTGATGACGCGGGCACCAATGGCATGGCCAGCAATGATGGCTTCGGGCACAAGACGCTGCTGGTGCCGATGCTGGCAGAAGTTGTCGCGGCCGGCGGCGTTGTGGTTACCAAGGCCGGCGAGGTGGCAACGAATGCGGCGGCTGTCGCTGCGGTGGCGGCAGACTTCGGTGACCTGACCGGGGCTCTGGCTGCGGCGAGTGCTGCCGCGAGTGCAGCCTCCACCAGCGCGAGTGCAGCCTCCACCAGCGCGAGTGCAGCCTCCACCAGCGCGAGTGCAGCCT